ACCAGTCGTGGAACCAGTCGTGGAACCAGTCGTGGAGCCAGTCGTGGAACCAGTCGTGGAACCAGTCGTGGAACCAGTCGTGGAACCAGTCGTGGAGCCAGTTGTTGACCCCATTCAGCAAGAGTTGTATGATATGGTGGATTAAATGAACCAAAAAGACAATATAAACAAATACACAATATAACAAAATAACAATATAAAAAAATCAATATAAAAAAAATGAATATAATATATTATTAATGGACCCCCAATATAATACTCAATCACCTCAAATGGAAACACAATCAAGCGAATCAATGAATGAAAAGAGTGTGACTGCCAGTAGTTTTCATCCATTGCAAAATAGATGGACATTGTGGGCCCATTTGCCTCACGATACAGATTGGTCGTTCGCGAGTTATACACCGATTTATACATTTCGTTTTGTAGAAGAAATCATCGCAATCACGGAAGCGTTACCAAAAGAATTAGTGCAAAACTGTATGCTGTTTTTAATGAGAGACGGAATTACCCCAATGTGGGAGGACCCGCAGAACCGAACAGGCGGGTGCTTTTCATACAAGGTCTTAAATAAAAATGTGGTTGAAACGTGGAGGGAGATATCTTATGTATTAACTGGTGGGTCTATTAGTAAAACAAGTTCGTTTGTCTCCAATGTAACTGGAATAACCATATCGCCCAAGAAAAACTTTTGCATAATCAAAATATGGATGGGAAATTGCACCAACCAGAACCCAGCGATTGTGACAACCGATGTAAAGTGTATTGTACCTCAAGGGTGCATTTTCAAAAAGCACAGCCCAGAGTTCTAAGTTCATATGAATGATAACACGCGCACGAATGTAAAATAGTATAAATTACAAATAAAACGAATTGTAGTTGTAGTTGTAATTAAATATGCACCAATGTAATTGTAATTGTAATTGTAATTAAATATATAAATATAAACATAGTATTTATATATTAGTATTAGTAAAATGAGGTATCCATATGTTATTTTTTTTCGTTACGACAAGTATTCCGAGGTTGACCACTTTATCATTGAGAATGCAGATAGTTTTATGGCTACTTTTTTTATCACGAATAACCCTGCGGATTTGAACAAGCTGTTTAACCCAAACCACCATTTGTTGGTGACCTACGGCGGCGAGTGCAGAGACTATTGCGCAGATGTGATGAGCGTGATTCCAGATAGGTTACGATACCGATGGATACATTATACAACGCTACCGATTTTAAAAACAATGAACCACTCGCTAAGCTTCTGTTTAATCCACAACGCTATCAATAATCGTATTAAAACGAGACCAGTATACTCTATGTTTACCACTTGCTACAAGTCTTATGACAAAATCATCCGCGCGTATAACAGCTTGAAAATTCAAACTATGAGAGACTGGGAATGGGTTATCGTAGATGATTCCCCAGAGGATGAACATTTTTTATTTTTAAGAGAGACCTTTGCCAATGAATCGCGCGCACGTATATACAGGCGCAACGGGAACAGTGGAAGCATTGGGGACGTAAAGAATGAGGCCGTTTCCTTATGCAGAGGCAATTATGCGATGGAGTTAGACCACGACGATGAAATATTGCCCAGAGTATTGGAGCAAACAAGCAAGCACTTTGATGAACATCCAGAGGTCGGATTTGTGTATATGGATTTTGTGAACATTTACGAGAACGGGTCCAACTTTACGTATGGCAATGGGGTTATCTGCCGCGGCTACAGTGGATATTACTGCCAAAAATATAACGGGAGATGGATATACGTATGCATTACACCGAATGTGAACAATATTACCCTGAGCCATTTAACGTGTTGCCCGAACCATCCGCGCATATGGAGAAGGAGTGTGTTACTAGAGATTGGAAACTACTCGGAGATGTTGCCAATATGCGACGATTTTGAGATTTTGCTAAGAACGGCGGTGAACACCAAGATGACAAAAATCCACGAACTAGGTTACGTGCAGTATATGAATGAAGGGAACAACAATTTTTCATTAATTCGTAATGCAGAGATTAACAGGTTGGGTCCCTATTTCATTTCCCCCCAATTTTATGACACGTATGAGGTGCGAAAAAAAATGAAAGAGCTGGATGCATACGAAGAGCCATCGACGAGCGGGTATGTCAAAATATGGGAGAAACAAAACTTTGAGCACAAATACTGCAATAACGTAGTAAACACAACATATACAACACAATACTGTGTGATTGGCATAGATAGGTTTATTAAAAACTTGCCGCTACTTAAAGAATTATATGAAGACCCAAAAAATGATTTCCTCCTTCTCGATAATAAGATAAAGAATGAAGCCTTGTGCGAAATGCTGGATAATTATGGGTTGAGCAGGTTTAAATGCTATAATTTAATGAATAGCTCTGAGCAGGTGATGACTAACTTTTTCAATATAATGTATAAATCTTGCGAAAATGCATTCATTATGGATGTGGAATAACACAATAATTAATAGACAAACGAATAGACAAACGAATAGACAAAATAATCAAACAAATAAACATAAAACAAGTTAAATAAAATCCGTTATATTTACATTATTAATGGATTTTATAAATGTTCAAGAGTTGCCCAGTCCGACGAATAAAAAACAAACCATATGTTTAAATATGATTGTAAAAAACGAAGAATCGGTCATTGAGCATACCCTCGCGAATCTTATGAAACACTTTACATTTAGTTACTGGGTAATTTCAGATACTGGTTCCACGGATAATACAATGAAGATAATTGAAACCTTTTTTGAAAAGCATAACATTCCAGGCGAGCTTCACCAAGATATATGGGTTGATTTTGGATACAACCGAACCCGCGCATTAACCCACGCATACAACAAAACGGATTATTTGCTTGTGTTTGACGCGGATGATAGCATTTCGGGAAACTTGACCTTTCCATCTCCGTTGACACACGACTCGTATTTATTAACCTTTGGTTCAATGCACGGATTCACATATAACCGCCCATTATTAATTAATAATCGTATAAAATGGAGATACGTTGGCGTGTTGCACGAGTATTTGGATTCGTTCAAAGAACCGCGGACTCATTGTTCTGTTATAGGAAATTACGAAATCACCTCTGGAAGAACAGGTAGCCGAAACAATGATTCCCAGAAATATTTGAAAGATGCGAAAATATTAGGGGATGCGTATGAGGTGGAGGTTCAAAACAAAAATGAGGGACTTGCGGATAGGTATGCGTTTTATTGCGCAAACAGTTATTTTGATTACGGGGATTATACAAATGCAATCAAGTGGTATAAAATTACGATTGAAAGAAACGGATGGGAGCAAGAAAGGTATACGGCGTGTTTAAAACTGTATAAATGTTACAAACGCCTAGGGCAGATAGAGTTAGGACAGTTTTATTTGGTAAAGTCTGTCCAATTTTGTGATACACGGGTAGATTGTATTTACAAACTGGTAGAATACTACTGCAAACTGGAACAATACAAAGTGGCATATGCATATTATTCGCTAGTCAAACCGTATTATGAAGCCAAGTTCTTGGAAGAGGTGAACGCAGTGCATTTATTTCTAGACAACCGCGTATCCAATTTCTTTTTGCCGTATTTTATGATTATGGTGTCTGAAAAGACAAAACATTCCGAAACCATGATTAAAATGTATCAAATCATATTCCTAAAACGGACTGAACATATTCCACCATTATACATCTCCTGCTTGTTGCACAACTTTCAATTTGTGATTCCTTTATTGAATGAGCTAAAAAGCAAAATCCCAGATTTTTATGAACACATTTTTTCGTTGTTTAATGACTATATTGGGTTCATTATGGATAAAAAGTATGAAGTGTTGACATATGATTTTTGGCACATATATTCGCAATTAAACTTGACGAACATAAATGAAATATTACAAAAACAACGCGCACAAAAGGAAGGACCGCAACCAATTGAACCAATCAAAGTAATCCAACCGTTTCAACCAATTCAAGTCGCCAACACGAATACGAAGACACACCCTGAAACCCCAGCAGGACCAATTCACAAGCCACTTCAACTGGATGTGTCCAGAATATCTTCTCGTGCATCCATTATTGAAAGTGCCAAACGCAACGTAGACTGCAAAAATAGTAAAAACATATTAATATTCGCTGGGTTTGGGGTTATTTATTGGAACTACACATATGGATTAAACAATGCATTGGGTGGGTCAGAACGAGCAGTAAACTATTTGGCGAGTTGCTTTCCAAAGGACTACACCATTTACATTAGCGGAAACGTAGAAGAAGAAACCATCGGCAATGTGAATTATGTGCGGTTGACTAATTTACCCGCACTGTTAGCAAGCAAGTGTTTTCATACGGTGATTGTATCCAGATATGTCGCATACTTTGATATGTTTCCACAGACAAAAGCAATGCAATATTTTATTTGGGCGCACGACACGGCATTATCCTCATATGGCTCTAATAAATCAGAAACACAAATCATTGAGGAGAACAATCACAAAATAGATGGACTCATCTGCTTAACCTCGTGGCACGAAACCCATATGGTAAAACAGTACCCGTTATTGAAAGGGAAAGTTCATATTATAAACAATGGTATTAACCCATCTATGTTTCCCAGTTCGGTTTCCAAAGTGAAAAGCCGTTTTGTGTATACTTCTTGCTCAGAAAGAGGGTTAGAACGTTTATTAAGCTTATGGCCAAACATTTTAAAACATATTCCTGACGCAACCCTTCTCATATCTTCTTATAACGCGTTTCCTAGTCACGACCTAGACAGAAAACTTGGTCCAATCATTCAATCGCTATCATCCAGCGTTACGCATTGCGGGAAACTGAACCAGTCTGAACTTTACAATTTAATTAGTAGCGCAGAATATTGGATGTATCCAACAAGTTGGCCCGAAACCTCGTGCATTACTGCATTGGAAATGTTATCTGCAGGTGTGCTGTGTTTATACTACTCTTTTGCAGGGTTAACCGATACAATGAATAACCACGGTATCATATTGCGCGAGAACTCTGAAATTGAGCAACTTGTCACATTGCATAATATGCCACCGCACGTAAAAAGACGCATTATTGATAAAGGAAAAGAATATGCAAAGTCGTGCTCATGGGAACAACGAGCGAAAATGTGGCAAACAATGATAGAACGCAACGCGCAAACCAAAATGATTTCAAACGCGCCAGTTAAAATCGTAAACTTGAAACACCGCGAAGACAGGAAAAACAAGCTAATCGCCCTATTACAGAGAGAAGCCTTTACGCACTACCAATTTGTAGAGGCTGTCAACGGGAAAGAGCTACAAGCGTCAAACGATATTCAAGACCTATTCAGAGGAAACGATTTTAATTATCGCAAAGGAGTGGTTGGATGCGCGCTAAGTCATATTGGTTTATGGATGCAACTATGCGAAGACTGCGAGAATGAATATTACGTGATTATGGAAGATGATGTGGTTATATGCAATGATTTTAAAAATAAGTTATCCAAAGTATGTGACGAGTTTGAAACAAACAAGTTAGAGTTTTTATATATTGGAAGACAACGTCTCGGTATGCAGGAGTTTTCTGTAAGCGATGTGTCCACTGCACCATTTACACCAGAGGTTTCTGCATATGGGTTATTCGGGTATATTATTTCTAAACGCGCGTGTAAAAAAGTGCTGACCTACTTGTATTCAACACGCGTAACAAGAGCGATTGATTGTGTTGAGTTTTTTGTAAACTCGGGTATACAATTACACACAGTGAATAAATGCTTGGTAGATACCCCGTCCTATCAGGTGCACCACAATACAGACACCGATATACAAACGAATTACGATTCGTTTACGTTTAATGCACCGACCAGTAATATAAACCCTCGTGTGTTAAAGGTTGCATTCACAGACTGGTGGTCGCAAGAATATTGCGGAGGGGTGTTTGACCAGACGAATAACTTTTTTGTGAATCTATTGAAAGAAAAATCTGACTTGATTTTACGTAAGGTACAGTTTGTTATCCCTTCAGAGAGTCCAGATATCCTCTTTTACAGTATGTTTGGAAATGAACATAAAAAATACTTGGGTAACAAAAATACCCGATGCATCTATTATTCTGGCGAATCCCATCCTGCAAGAGCGGACGCCGACTACAATTTTACTTTTGACAAAACGGATGAAACCAAGTCCAACACCCGGTTACCTTTATGGGTATGTTATGACAATAGTTTTCTTATTAATGAAAGCAATAAACGAATGAAAGGGGAACCAAGCGAGTCAAGCATAGGAAGAACCAAGTTTTGTTCTTGCATAATTAGTAATAACGGGAATGAACTACGCAGAACAATTATTGAGAAATTAAGCCAATACAAGCAGGTAGATTGCGGTGGGAACTTTATGAACAATATTGGGTTTGTCGTTCCAAGAGGCGATAACTGTTCGGGCAAATTGAATCACAATAGACAATACAGATTCGTGCTGGCGATGGAAAACACGGATTACCCGGGATATTGCACAGAGAAGTTAGCGGACGCATATAAGTCAGGGTCTCTGCCGATTTATTGGGGAAATAAAGAGGTGATTAAGGATTTTAACCCGAAGACCTTTATTAATGCGAATGATTTTGAATCGGTTGATGCCCTTGTATCACATATTGCCAAGGTAGACCAAGATGAGGCGTTGTTTGACAGTTATTTCAAAGAGCCAATGCTGAGTCCGTTTTGGTTGGATGCATTCAACAGTCCAAACACAAACACATTTTTTAAGGATTGTTTTAATCAGATGGTGGGAATTAGCAACACGTCGTTAACGTTGCATAAAAAATGTATTGAACGAATTGATAAAATAAGCGCATTTCGTAGTATGAAAGGTAAACGAACCGCGATTTGTGGTGTGCCCCAATTCAATTCAAACATAATTAACGAATACATGGGCGCAATCAAAGAACTAGGATACGATATACAATACTGTTGGGATTACCATTCCTTTTTACGAATCAATCCGGACGTAGTGTTTATTATTTGTTATAGCGTGCCTAAAGAGATTCTGAACTACTGCGAGACGAATAACATAGTAAAATATATCTTAAACTTGGAGCAACTCACCCGATGGAATAACAAAAAATCTCTATTAGATGGGTATTATAGAATTGACCCTGTTGCCGTGTTAGATTACTCCAACGCAAATATCCATATTTTAAATGAGTTAGGTTTGACTAATGAATGGGTTCCCAATTTATATAATCCATATGATATTCACCAATTAACAATGTTAAGAAATGCGCACAAGTTTGAAAATACAGAGTTGTATGATTTTGGAATTATTACCAGATACCAAAATATGTCCTGCAGCGAAAGACGTAAGAACGTGGTAGACCATTTAAGAAAAAACGGGTTTACTGTGAATGTGATTAACGGGTGGTTACATCATAGAGATAATGAACTGGCCAAGTGCAAGGTTATATTAAACATTCACTCGTTTGCAGAATACAATACGTTTGAGCATTTGCGGTGCGACCGTTTATTGAATGCTGGGTATAATGTCCTCACCGAAGATTGCTCGCAATTAGATGAAGAGCTGATACAACAGTATGATAATCTAAAAGTAGTCCAATACGAAACATTGATGTCACTACAAAGCACGTGCGAGTGGGATGACTTTAAAAGCATATACAGTTATAAAGACCCAACAAAATGCGCCCCAGTTTCTTCCTATAGACCCAGCGGTAAACTTGAAATATACAATGTGTGGCACAACAAACTGTTTGACGATATGTATCAAGAGTTAGCTCCTGAGTCATTGAAACAAATCATCATGTATGGGGTGAATGTGTCTATTCCCAAAGAGTATAACCGCAATAGGGGATACAACATTTTGTATGAGTATGACTTGCCTGACTACAATGAATCGCTACAGCGCAATGGGTATTGCCAAACAAGTGCGTTTTACCACGTGCACAAGCACGCATTGCACGCAAATGCGAAATACGTAGGTTTTATCCAGTATGATATGCGAGTTGGTAAGAACGCGTTAGAAGATATTGAAAGACGCCTGGATAAAAACCCAAATACAATGTTTTATCATTTGATAAAAGACGCGCAGTATATGTTTAAGGAGGATTTTGGTTCGTATGGGCTATGCGCGCCTTACAATAACTCTGTGCTAGAGCAATACAATAAATATTTTAATACAAATTATGTGTTAGAGGACTTATTGAGGTATAACTCCACGTGCAAAGTGATATTATTGCACACCTTTGTCATACCCAAAGAGATGTTTGATAAAATGATGGCTTGGTTTATTCATATATTTGACTGGCTGCACAAAAATGTGGAAAACAAATATTATAAATCAGACCGTGCAAGCTTTACAGAAAAGATGTTTGCGTTATTTTTATACATTGAGCAAATGCAAAACGAAAGCATCCAATTAATGGAAATGGATGTCCACCACGTATGGCCATTGTTACATAATCAGACCATATGGGAACACTATAAGGAGAGATAGACGCCAATATTTAAGGTAAGAATCCAGGACGCTGCCCTTTTTCAACAATAAGAGGGTCAGGCATATAAGTAGGGGTTTTGTTAAAAAAATGTTGAGACTCGTTTTGGATTAACTCGGGGCTAAATGATTTCATAGGATTTACTAGGTTGGTGGTACCGATTCCGAATAAAAAGGACTCCACATCTGCTGCGTTATGGGAGAGCTTGTTCCAAGGCATAGGCCCTTGAATGACCCCGTCTCCTGCCAAATGGGTTGTCACGGCTTCCCCTCCTGCGCCGTTCTTGTATAAATTGTAGCTTTCAAAGTTTCTAAACTGGTTTACTTCTAAATGATAATCGCCTGGGGTATTCTTGTTTCGTGTAGATGCCATATTATATTTTTAACATATAAAAATATAATTATTCTTTTAAAAAGAGCCCTTGCAACCGAAAACATATGGTTTGAAACATCTGTTTTTAAACATCTGGGTCTTGTAAATGGTGTATAGTTTTGTAGGCGTTCAGAAGCTGATTGCGAAGGGTATCGCATAACTGCTGCGTGTGTTTGAGCTGCCGGATGCACTGTTGCGTTACATAGAGATAGTGATAAGAGAACAACTGCATAAAGCACATCTCAATATCGGGTTCTTGCATATGTTCGCTGATGAAGTCCAGAACGAGTTTAAAGTTGGGGTCTTTGTAGCATTGGATAT